CAACTAATCAAACATGTAGGTGATGTTGCTGACAAACTTATGGCACTACAGAAAGACAAAAAAAATGTCAAAGAAGAGAGTGTCAAGACACAAGTAACCAACAATTCTTTGTTCGTTGGTAGCACTGCTGACCTACAAAAAATGCTCAAACAAGCAAGCAAGAAAAAGGATAAATAAGTTTATGGCATACAAAAGACACGACAAAGATAATAACGAAGTCAGTCCTCAACCAGGTAAGACTACGGTAAACCAATTCGCGGGTAACGAGGGTTGGAGCACAGTCACATATGAAAATTTCAATGCTGACTATCAAGCTCGTAACTCTGATAATAGTGCTAGAACACCTGGCACATATCAAGCACGTGATAAAGATAATAATGCAAGAACTCCTGCTGCATATCAGCGTCACGACAAAGACAATAATCCAGTAACAGGTTAATGGCAACACGTATACCTACAATGTATGGAAGATACTATGTTATCTCTTTGATATGGAGAGGTAGGCAGTTTACTTTCACAGCATACAGAGCAAATCTTTCTAAGATGCAAAGACCACAGGCACAGAAACTGTGTGATAAGATGTATCCTGGTTGTAGAGTTATATCATTCCATGAGTCAGATGCAACTGACGGACCTGTAGTATTGACAATGGAGTCAAAAGATTGTGGTGAAGGTAAGTATTATTGTAGAGAAGATAAGAAATGCAAACCAATACCAATGGGATATCATGAGAGAGAAGATGGATATCTCGTAAAGAATGAAACATATTTCTATGCAGGAGATTCTAAAGAAGAATTTAAAGATAAAGCAAAGAAGAAAAAAGAGAATGAAACTAAAGTTAAAAAAGAAGATACTGTAGTTTTAACTAAAGCAGCAGACGAAAAGAAAAAGAAGAAAAAGAAAACAGGACAGGAAGGTGCAACTGATGTTCCTAACTTCCCACAGGATCAGGTCAGTGAAGAAGCATGGCAGAGAAAGGAAGGTAAGAATAAATCAGGTGGTTTAAATGAGAAAGGAAGAAAATCATATGAGAGAGCAAATCCTGGCAGTGATTTAAAAGCACCAAGTAAGAAGAAAGGGAACAAGCGAAGAGCAAGTTTCTGTGCTAGAATGAAAGGTATGAAGAAGAAGTTGACTAGTAAAAAGACTGCTAGGGATCCTGACAGTCGTATAAACAAGTCACTTCGTGCTTGGAACTGTTAATTATAGGAGACTAAATATGTCTAGAGTTCAAGAAATGCAAGCAGAACTTAGAGTTCTAGAAGCATTCAATGACACAACTCGTGCAACTATTCTACGTTCAATGTTAGAATACGAAATCAAAGCAGAGGAGAAGTCTCATGTCAATGGTATCGGAAGATCTTCTAGATCTTGATTGGAAAGATTACGAAGGTGTGATAGGACAAGATCCTATTTCACATAAGTACGAAGTGCAATTGAATAGACGACTGCATTGGTTTGATACGAGAGAGGAAGCTGAAAATTACTTGAAAATGAATAAAGTATGAGTCAAGACTTTTATTTGGGCAACCCTAACCTTAAGAAGGTAGGGACGGAAATACAATTTACTAAAGATCAAATACAGGAATACCTTCGATGTAAGGAGGATCCTGTATATTTTTCTATGACCTATATCAAGATTATATCTCTTGATGAAGGTATAGTCCCATTTAAGATGTGGGATTTTCAACAAGAACTTATTGAATCATTTCATGCAAATAGATTTAATATAGCAAAACTACCTCGACAGACTGGTAAGTCTACTACCTGTGTGTCATACCTTTTACACTATATACTTTTTAATGATAACGTTAATGTTGGTATTCTTGCTAACAAGTTATCTACTGCTAGAGATCTACTTGGTAGATTACAACTAGCATACGAACAATTACCGATGTGGTTACAGCAAGGTATTGTCGTATATAATAAAGGAAGTATGGAGTTAGAGAATGGATCAAAGATTCTCGCTGCATCTACTTCAGCATCTGCTGTCCGAGGTATGTCGTTCAACATCATCTTCCTCGATGAGTTTGCGTTTATACCTAACCATATTGCAGAACAATTCTTTAGTTCCGTTTATCCTACTATTACTTCTGGTACATCCACAAAAGTCATCATTATTTCAACACCCAACGGAATGAACCACTTCTATAAGTTGTGGGTAGATGCACAGAAAGGTAGAAATGGATATGCTTGGAATGAAGTTCACTGGTCTAAAGTGCCAGGCAGAGATGCGAAGTGGAAAGAGACGACTATAGCAAATACATCTGAACGACAGTTCACGCAGGAGTTTGAGTGCGAGTTCTTAGGATCTGTTGATACATTAATAACAGCAAGCAAACTTAGAACACTTACATATGATGACATAGTAACATCTAATGGATCTCTTGATGTATACGAACAACCAATAAAAAATCATGAGTATATGATTACTGTTGACGTATCACGTGGACTGGCACAGGACTATAGTGCCTTTGTAGTAATAGACATCACTCATGCACCATGGAGATTGGTAGCAAAGTATAGAGATAAAGATGTAAGACCTATGTTGTTTCCAAATATTATCTACAATGTAGCAACCAATTATAATAAAGCATATGTCTTAGTAGAGGTAAATGATATTGGAGAAGCAGTCGCGGGTAGTTTATTCTATGATTTGGAATACGAAAACACTTTGATGTGTGCTATGCGTGGTAGAGCAGGGCAAATAGTTGGACAAGGATTCTCTGGTAATAAGACACAGATGGGTGTCAAAATGAGTAAGACTGTTAAAGCACAAGGATGCTCTAACCTCAAAACACTGATAGAAGATGATAAGTTACTTGTTAAGGATTACAACATCGTATCAGAACTGACTACATTCATACAAAACAAACAAAGTTTTGAAGCAGATGAAGGGTATAACGATGACCTTGTGATGTGTTTGGTTATCTTTGCATGGTTAGTTCAGCAAGAATACTTCAAGGAAATGACCGATCAGGACATTAGAAGAAGGATATATGAAGAGCAAAAGAATGCTATTGAACAGGACATGGCACCATTTGGTTTTATAGATGATGGATTAGAACAAGAACAGGTTGTAGACCAACAAGGTAATATATGGAGTATTGATATGAACGAAGAAAACCAACAAAAATGGAACTTGGATGAGTATGGAGACATGTCACACATGTGGGAGTATCGCTAAAGATCGTCCTTTTTCTAAATAATATTAGACAAAAATTGTTATTACATCAGGAGTAAATACATGGCTAGCACGCTCGTATCGCCAGGAGTCGAGATCCAAGAAAGGGATCTGACTATTGGTTCGATTGAGACGGTTGAAGTAAACGTAGGAGCTATAGCGGGTGCCTTTGCCAAAGGACCTGTTCTTAAACCAGTTCGTATATCATCCGAAGCTCAACTAATTGAACAGTTCGGAGAACCATCCGACGGTAACGCAACTACATGGTGGACTGCAGCAAGTTTTCTACAGTACGGTGGAGTTCTAGACGTAGTTCGCGTAGCAACAAGTGGACAACTAACAGCATCAGACGATAACGTAACTTCTCCTTATACACTTTCTATTCCAACAGTAGATGTGTATGAGTCAGTTTATGCTACTGCTACAGCAAACCCATTTAAGTGGGCAGCAAGAAATCCTGGCGTTGAAGCAAATGCAATTAAAGTTGGCATCATTGATAAAGGTGCTGATGTTACTCTTACTTTAGATGGTGCACTTGCTACTCCTACAGTAGGAACACAAGTTTCTACAGCATCTGGATCTCCTAATGGTTCTAAGTCTGGTTTCATTTACGAATGGGATTCAGCAAATAACAAAGTCTCCTTAATTACTTCTGATACTTGGACAACCACTGACGTTATTGAGAACGGTGTTACCGACCTCAACGTAACTGCAAAAACAGATTGGTATGATTCCCAAACTGCATTTGGTAATGTTCCTTGGAATTCTATTTCTCCTAGACCTGGCACTTCACCTTACGTTGCAGAACGTGGTGGTGCTAATGATGAAATGCACATTGTAGTGTATGATTCAACAGGAGCAATCACTGGAAAACCAAATACTTTACTTGAGAAGTTTACATATGTTTCTAAATCAAACAATGCTAAGACTTCATCAGGTTCAGTAAACTACTATCCAACAGTTGTTCAAGACAAGTCAGGATATGTATACTGGGGTTCTCACGAGAATGATGCATATGACGTAAGTGCTAATGCAGAAATTACTTCTGGTGCTAACTTTGGTGGCACAGGAAACGCAGGATCAGACAGCACAACTACATTTGATTTGTTCTCATCTAATCCTGTTAACAGAAGTTATACTTTTGTAAAGGGTGCTGAAACATTATCAGCAACATCTGGAGAGATCTTAACTGGTCTTACAGAGTTTGCAGATACTGAGACATTAGACATCGACTACTTACTCATGGGTCCTGGCGATGCATCAAGTAAAACAAACACACAGGCAATCGCTGCTAAAGTTCTTTCAGTATGTTCTGGCAGAAAAGACTGTGTTGGTTTCCTCTCCCCTTACTATGGAGACGTTGTTGGAGTTACAAGTTCCGCAACACAAACACAAAATGTAATTGATTTCTATGAAAA